GCGCGAGCGTCTTCGCCGGGGCGTCCGGGTGCTCGAGGCACAGCCGCTTCGCCATCTCGGTGATCGGGTCGCCGCCTGGTTCGCCTCGCCGTGGCATCCTTGCCTCCTGGGTTGCCCGGCAGTGTGCCAGGCCTGGGGGGTGAGTCAATTTTCGGGGCTGGCCGGCCCCCACTTGCCGACCGGGCATTTCTCGTTGGCCCAGGAAAGCTTCGAGATGTACGCCTGCTCGCGGACCACCGGGCAGCCGCACTTCGTGCAAGCTTTGCCGTCGTAGTGTTCGCAGCCATGGCAGATGGCGAACCGCCGCTCGATCTCGGCGTCACTCGCGCGGGGAGCCCCGGCGGCGATGTGGTTCACGGCGGACTTCGTGAAGTTCAACGCCTTCGTGAGCAGGGACGGGCCTTGCGGTGCAGGCTTCGCCGCTCGCGGGTAACTGCTGTGCGTCTCGTCTACCGTGATGCTGTCACCGTCCTCCGCGACGATGCACGGCCGCACCTCGTCCAGCGTGTAACCACGCTGGCGGCACCGAGCCTCAAACGATGCACGGCGTCCGGTAATCATGGGAATGGGTTGTCAGCGCACGGGTTGTCGTCGCATCGCTCGTCGTGGTGCCATGTTCCTCCGTCGGCTTCGCAGGCAGCCTGCGGGTTGTACGCCCCGGACAAATTATACGGGCCAGACCCCAACCCGCCGTCGTATCCTGTGTAAAGCCCTTCCCAGCCACGGCATGGAGAGTAATATTGTGGATCGTCAAATCTACAGACGCCAGCCGGGTTGCACTCTATTTCGACTGTCAGTTGCGATGGATCGAACTCTGCCGGGCGAGGGCATTGAGCATATGCGTCATACCAGTCGCCTGCTCGGTAAATGATCCCATTTCTGACAGTACCAGTCGGCACCCATGGCTGCTCGGGCGGATACACCAACGCGCCTCCGATAATTGGCTCCGTGAGGGTCGCAGACAACGGCCCGGGGCATGTCCCTTGAACCTCATAAAAGGCGTCATAAAGGGAATACGATCTGACGCTCCACGGGTAAGAGATATAGAGGCCGAGCGACAAAATCAGCCGATTGTTTACGCACTTCAGGCAATACCTTGCGCTGCCGAAGTATGCAGACAAGTCTGGCCACCAATCTGGATTTTCCAGGAGGTAGTCGTACCCTGGCGCGTCAGACTCGTACTCGTAGATTTCGTCGCAGCCGCCCAGGTAGTCTGTTGGCAGTGAAACAGTTACAAGACCAAAAGTTGCATACGGGCCTTGATGATGTGGATACTTCCAACCTTCTGGCCCGCCAGAGTCACAATGGTTCCCATCACTGTGTCTGCCAGTGTTTATCGCAGTACCGTTTACTCGGACTTGAAATCCGCCAGGGCAGCCGCACTCGCAGCAGCCTGGCGGGTCACAGCAGCACCCTTGGCCGACGCCGACTTGGCCGTCACGGAGAAGCGGTTTGCCGTCCTTGAATGCGATGTTCGTCATGGCGTGCCAGGCGAGGGTTCCTCGCACTCTTCGCTGTCAAACCACTTGAGGCATCCGTTTTCGTCATGTCCGAGCAACTGAACCTTTGACTCGTCCCAGCCGGGCCACTTCGTGAAATCTTCGCCGCCGATTGTCTGGCGGCAGGACTCCGAATGATCAGGCGACCCAGCCTCGACGAGATACCACTGGCCATCTGCCGCCTTCCCAATCGCCACCCACGAATCCTGAGCGACGTCGTGCGACAGGTTGCGGACGTCCGCGATCGTTTCTGCCGGGCTTGCCTGAGTCGGTTTGCATGACGCCCCGGAACTGGCCTCGCCCTCCCAGAGCGTGACCGTGGCACAGGTGCCGAAGGCCCAGTCGGCACCGACCTTCCCGATCCGGATCGGATCCCCGTCCCCGCCCGGGTCGCGAAACCGCACCGGGGCCATGTCGCGGTTCCCGCGCTCGTACGCGCGGGTCGCGGCCGCGATCCGGCGAGCGTCCCCCTCGGAGAACTTGACGTTCGCCATCTCACAGCAGCTCCGGAGTGCCGAAGATGTTGCCGAAGTCGGCCGACGGGTAGAGGTCCACGCCGTCGCCGTCGTTGATCACGTCCGGCTTCTGGCCGGGCGACTTTTTCGTGCCGTCGGAGTTGAGGGCCACCGGCTGTTTCACGGGCTTTCCGTCGTTGCCGAGGATCGCCTTCCGCTCCGATCCGACGAGCTCCATGAAGCCGACGTCCCACGGCATGGCCTTCCACGTGCCCGGGTCGAGGCGGAACTCCCAGCGGCTCTCGATGAACTCGAGCAGGCCGCCGTCGTCGTCGCCGTCGAGCTTGGAGATGCTCTGCTTCTTCGCGCCCTTGAAGTAGCACTTCCAGCACTTCTCGTCTCCCCCCGCCCAAGCCCCGTCATTGACCGCGCCGGCCGCGGCTTCGATGTCGGCGTCGAGCGACTGCTGGTCTTCGTAATACTTCGTCAGGCTCCAGCTCGTCTCCTCGCGTTCCTTCTCCAGGCCTTCCAGCGGGTCCTTCGCGGAGTTGGTGATCGTGTCGCCGGCCTCGTCCGTGAAAGCCGGGACCGTGGTCGCGCCGCCGTTTCGCTCCCAGACGTCCTTCGGGATTTGGTTCTGCTGCTGGACTTCCTTCCCGGGCGGCGGCACGTAGAAGGACACGGTCAGCATCCACAGCATGGCGTCGTCCGTCGCCGGCGCGAGATCGAACTCCATCGCCTTCAGGGCCGGGAACTCGGAGTGAGCCGAGCCCCACGTGATGCCGATCGTGGCCGTCACGCCGGCAACGATGTCGGTCCGGTTCGTCTGCGGGGAGTCGACGCGGATCCGCCACTTCTCCTGCACGCGCATGCTCTCGCCGTACTTGCAGGCGATGCCCGTCGGGACGCGCTGGTAGCTCACCCAGGCCATGTCACGCTCCGTCGATGGCGAAGGGGTAGTCGGACTCTTGGGATTCGAGAAGCTGATTTGTGCGACGCTGCTCCGCGAGCTGCTGCTGCTGGACGTCCTCGCCGGTGCCGCGCATCAGGCGGAACATCTCCGCCACGCCCTCCTTCGATCGGGAGTCGATGCCCTTGATGGCCTCGTTGACGCCCGCGAACTCGACGGTTTGCGTGATCTCCAGCGGCGTCTTCTTCTTCTCGTCGACCTTCTTGGCGGATTCCTCAGCGTTGGCGAGGAATCCAGTGAGCGACGTCGTGAGCGGCCCCGTGATGGCCGAACCAACCTTCGGGGCTTCGCTCGCAAACGTCGCCGAGAAGTTGGCGGCCGCGGACTTGAGATTGTCCGTGATGCCGGCGGTGATCTCGTCATTGAACGCGTCCATGGCCGCGATCGAGGAGTCGAGGCCAGACGTGTCGAGGAACAGGCAGTCGCCGATGAACTTGGCCGCCTCCATCAAGCCTTGGACTGGGCCGGTGATGCCATGGATCCAGATCCCAAACGCGGCCTGGAGGCTGTCGCCGATGGCAAGGAAGAACGTGGCGACGCGGTTTGCGAAGCCCCAGACAGAGCTCCACTGCCCGCCGACCTGGGAGAAATAGTTGAAGACGCTCCCGAATTGTGCGATCAGCGCGTCGCCAATCTGGGCCAGAAACCTCGCCCCTTGGAGGACACCGTTGCCGATGGCCTGGCCGATGTTCGCCCCGCCGATGTCCGTGATGAACTTCGTGAACGTCACCGTGATGCCGCGAATTGCCGGGGCCAGGAACGCTGTCACCTGCTGGACGATTCCGTTGATGGCCTTTCCGGCCTCCGTAAACGCGTCGTTCATGGCCTCGACGTCCTGGCCCTGGGCGTTGGTCAGCGCCAGGCCCATCTTTTCTGCCTGCTCCCGGGCCTTGGCGATGCCCTCGGCCCCGCCGGCGAACAGCGGGAGCAGCTGGGCACCCGACCGGCCGAAGATCTGGACGGCGGCCGCGGCCCGCTCGGCCTCGGTCGGCAGGGCCGCGATGGACGACGCGATCGCCTCGAACCGATCGGCGGCGTTCATCCCGGAGAGCTGCTGCACCGTCAGGCCGAGATTCGCGAAGGCGGACGTGGCGGTCTTCGAGCCCTGCGATGCCTTGACGAACGCGACGTCGGCCTTCGTGGCCGCGGCCCCGATCGTCTCGAGGCCGACGCCGGCCAGGTCGCCGGCCAGGGCGATCCCGGCCAGCTCGCCGTAGTTCATCCCGAGCCGGGCCGCGAGCTTGCTCGTGGAGTCGATCACCTCCGCCTGGGCCTGCCCCATGCTGATCATGCTGCCGACGGCCCGGGCGGCCCCGCTCGCCAGCTGCCCGAAGAACTGGGCGGCGTTGATCGTGACGAGCGCGGAGATGCCGCCGCGGAGCCCGGCGAGGTCGCCCTGTAGCGACTTGAACGCCGAGCCGGCCGCCTGTGTGCCTGACACGAGGCCCGACGTCGAGGCCGTAAAGACGGCGGATACTTTGCCGATGGTCGCCATGATCTACTCCAACGTGCCCTGCGTGTCCTTCGCTTCGCTCTTGGGAACGAACCGCGCCCCCGAGCACTTCATCAACTCCGCCTGAATCTCGTCCTCGGTCATCTCCCGGTCGGGGTCGTAGCTCGGCAGGAACATCTCGCGGAACTGCGGGTCGACTTGTGCTCCCAAGGCCTTCAGCGGTAGGCCGCGATCCACCTCCGCAGGGCGGAGATCGGGATTCGCGACTTCAGCCGCTCGACGTTGACGATCCGATGATGAGCCGCCAGCCGGTACAGGAACCGCTCGGTCAGTCCTGCCCGGCTACGGAGTTTTTTTCCACCTCGCTGATCTGCTCGTTGTCGTTCTTCATCACGGTCTGGAGGATGTGCCCGTAGAGCCACATGACGTGGTTCGGGTTGGCCTGCATCACCGGCCCGACGTTCTCGCGCGTGAACATCGGCTCGCCGTTCTTCTTCACGACGCACGCCACCAGCGTCTTCGCGACGAGGGATGCCGGGGCCGGCTTGCCGACGTAGGCCTGGTGCTCGGTCGCCACCGCGTGCCAGTCCTCGAAGACCGGGTAGCGGATGTAGACCGTCTTCGTCGTGCCGGGGATCGTGGCCTCGATCACCTCGGGCTTCCACATCAGCAGATCGTCGTCTTCGTTTGCCACATCAGGCTCCACTGAATCGAAACCGTGCCGTGCCCCGCAGGAACTCCCCCACGTTGCCGCTCACGTCGAATGTTTCAAGGAACGCATCGAGCGAGACCGAGCCGGTCGCGAACGTCACGACCACCGTCCCACGCGAGCCGATCTCGTTTGTGATGAACGGCGGGCAGTCGCGGACCTGGATGTCCACGCCGCCCGGGTCGATGCTTGTGCAGTCCCACTGGGCCACGACCCGAGCGTCCCCGCCCATGCCGACGACCGGCGACACCAGGCTCGTCACCTCCTGGAATCGGGCGTTTCCGGCCACGATGCGCCAGCTCGTCAGCCGCCCCATCGGGACGCCCGCGAAGGACACGGTCGACCCCTGGGAGGACGGCGGAGGGTTGTTCGTGGGCATGGATTGGCTCGCCGACCTGGGTCACGTGTAGTCGCTCGTGTAGTTCGCCGTGCCCATCTGGAGCGCCCCGGCGTCGTTGGTCAGCTCGGAGTCGATGCACTTCAGGGTGACGCCGCCGCGGCTGACGGTGGACCCGACGGCCGGCTTCGTGCTGCCCTTGAAGTCGACGGCGATCGTGACGGTGATGCCGCCGCTCGAAGACCCGTTTGGGCCGTTGTCCGGAAGGCCGGCTTCGTAGACCCGGAACGCGCCGTGGGCGAGCGCGAGCGTCGAGGCGTCGAGCCTGTTGTCGCTCGGGCTGGCGGCGGACCTCGACTTCTTGATCGTGATCTTCGTGGCGCCGGCGACGCCGATAGACTGGCCTTGCGAACTGACGAGTGACATGGCGATGCTCTCCTATGGGTTGGCGTCAGGGGGTGGGCGGCGGGTAGAAGGACCAGTTCGCGCTCCAGGTCGCGTACTTGCCCTCTTCGTAGGTGAACTCGCAGTCCTCCAGGATCCAGCCCGTCGTGACCGTGATCGGGTCCGGATCGAACTCCGATCCCTTGAGGTTGCCGCTGGCGCTGCACGTCTTCGTCGCCTTTGTTGAGTCGGTGCCACCATCCTTCAGCACAGGGTCGGCGTACTCGCGTTCCGTGCTGTCGAGGTCGGTCACGTCCTCCTTGGCTGACGCCGCCGTGGACGTCGTGTCGACATCCTTGATGCTGACCTTCTTCACGCCCGCAGGCAGCGACGGGCCGTTCGTGGGCTTCGTGGAAAGTGGCATGGATCACTCCTCGGAAAAACGGATTTCGACTGCGAGCTCGACCGTGTACGTGGGCTGCTCCCGGCCTTCGAGGTAGCCGGCATCGCCGTCCCTCTCGTCGAGCACGAGGCAGTGTTTGATGGTCTCGCCGTGGGCCGTGCCGGCGAACTTGTGGATCGCGGCCGTGATGGCTCCGGCGATCTGCCAGACCTGGACGTAGCTGTCGGCGTAGACCACGACCGTGTAGCGGGCGACCGGCTCGATCTGGTCGGTCTCCGGCGTGGCGTCGAACGTGTCCTCGAGCAGCTGCTCGCGCGTGGTCTGTTCGCGGGCGTAGATGACGTAGGGCGGTTCGCCGCCGCCGGTCATCTCCACGGGCCAGGCCGTGACGCTCGCGGCCGCCTCGATCGCGGCCTTCAGCCAGTTGTGAGGGGATCCAGCCACGGTCAGCTCCCGAAACTGCGGGTGGGGTTCATGCCCGAGGCCAGCTCGTTGGCGGCCTTCTCCAGGGCGCGAGACATTTCCTCGGCCAGCCGAGAGGCGGCCGGGCCGCCGTATCGGGCGCGGAACTGCTCGATCAGGTTCCGAGGCTTCACGCCGCGGCTCGTGCCGAACTCCAGCCAGATCGCTTTCCGGCTCTCGAAGCCGGCCTTGTAGCCGACCACGCCGTAGACGATGCCGTCCTTGTTCCGGCCGATGTATTTGGCCCTGGTCGTGGCGGCACGCCGCAGGGCACCGCCGCGGACGCGACTCTTCTTGCCGCTGCCCTCGACGAACCGCCCACCGGCACCGCGCTTGAGGGCCGCCCGCACGGTCCGCGTGCCCCCCTTCGGCGTGACGCTCTTCAGCACCGGCACGCCGTCCCGCATG